AAGTCAGTAACATATGTAGATTTTATAGCACCAAAAACTGTAGATGAAAAGATAGTAAAAGCTTTAAGATCTAAAATGAATATTGCTAATCAAATTATGGATGAAGACTGGAGAGCATGGATTTGATTATTCTACAAGATGGTTTGTATCATTTAATACCTGTAACAAAAGAATTGTTTGTTAGGGTAGCTAGACCTGAAGTAGTAGATTGTTTTAGTTTGTGCGATATAGCAAGAGAAAAACTAACAACTTATTTAGATCACATAAATAAACATGTTATGAAAGAAGGTGGTGGGTTCTTTTTTGGTTGTATATGTAACTAGGATTTTCTAAGACAAAAGTATTTTTGTTGAAAATTACAAATCTACTAATCCTGTTTCGCGATTTAAAAATTTATATTCTATTTTTTGTATGTTAAAATCTTGTTTAATTTTGTTACAGATTTTTTCTACGTCAAACTTTGCACAACTATAAACATCAAACTGCATTAATGCAGGTGATGGTTCATCCCATACATGCATTGCTATGTGTGAAGTCTCTATAATTGCAACAGCAGTGATACCTCGGTTGCCTTCCATGTGACAGTACTTAACATAAGGACCCATAAATATTTTCATATCTATAGACTCTACAAAATCTTTCATCCATTCTGTTAGTTGCTCTTCGTCTGTTGGAGGTTTAATTGCTTCAGCACGAATAATCAAGTGCTGATGCACTAACAAACTATTTTTCATAAAATTAACCTACGACTTTGCCGTCTTTCCATTCCATGTCTGGAAGTCCTTCGGTATACTTTTTACCGTCGAAGGTCAATACTTGTTTTCTATTAGAATCTGATTCGTGATAGCTTATGTGGACCCATCCGCCTGCTGGATCTGCAGGATCAAAGTACTCCATAATCAGCTGGTCAAAATCTACGTTATTTTGTAGCCAGTAAGCTGTCTTAATGTTAGGCACGCCAAATATTTCTAGGTCGACCGCCTGGCCCAGTGCATGCTGCGATGTTTTTTTGCTGCCGATCGCTTCACAAAGCGCCTCGCTCCGGTATCCGCTGGTAATTGTAACTGGCTTGTCAAAATGTGCACGTAGTGGCTCAAGAACTTCGTAACATAAGTCACCTAAGTTTTTAATTTCTGCTGATCCGGGTGTATTATCTATACCCTTACGCTGCGCGGTCATCGAATTGGTCATCTCTCTTAAAGTAAAGTGTTTACTAAGTTGCATAATTTTCTCCTATTTAAAAAATAAATCTATCACGAAGAGTGTAGTTGTTCCCGCAGCTACTAAAAGAACCCAATAGAACTTGTCTATCTTACCGCCCAATTTCTCGACGTCTTCGTGAATATGTTTAAGGTCTTGCTTGTTCTTAGCAATATCTTTTTTAATTCCAGTCATGTGTCCATATAAGGATAAGATATGTTCTCTTGTGTTTTTAGGTTCTATAGCCATGATTAACTTCCAAAAGTAATGTCACCAGGTTTTCCAAACCCAGCTCTTTTACCACTTGCTAATTTTTGATCTATGTTTTGTTGTTCGAAGGGTACACCAAAAGGTGATGGATTAGTAGTATTAGATAATAAATCTGCACCTGTTACTCCTACACCTAAATTATTTAAACTTGCTATCGGGTCAAGGTTAACTTGTGTTTCATCAACTCTAAATGGATTTTCTATATTAGGCAAACCTTCTAATGATAATGGTGCTATTTCTATTAAAGATTGAATAGCTTCTATAACAGGTTCGGCTTGATTGTATGGATTTGGTACTCCAAGTCTTAATGCATTTTCTTCAAACTTATCTATTATATCTCTTGATGGTTGATAAGGTCTAAATTCTCCATCTTCAATTGCAAATCTATCTCTTTTGGAAACACGACTCATTCTTTCATCAAGATCTCCCGCACTAATTCCTAATACTTGTGCTGCATCATAGTCTTTCATAAAATTACTTTTAGCTGCAAACAAAGCTCTATTAGCATTTATATACGCATCAACAATTTCTTCTGGTGTAACGACTCCACCTTTTAATGATGGTCTTTTAAATAAATCTTTTGCAAGTCTTTCTTTTTTTTGTAACTCTGAAATTTTATAAGTTATTCCTTTAGCAGGATCTATGTCGATCGCTCTCAAGCCAGCAATACCTGCAAGCTCATTACCTAAATCATATTCATTTCCTCTTTCATCAAATCTACCTTCATCGTCAATAGGTTTAGATGCAAGTCTCATTCTATTTAATTGTTTGTAGTTAAAAGGTGCCTGTGATTCTACTAAGTGTCCAACCATTGATGATACTTTACCACCCATTGTGTCTTCAGGATTCCAAACTTGATAACCCTCTGGAGTTTTACCTCCTCTGATCGTAATGTCTGTTAATGCTTCGGTCCAAATTGATTCTGATATAAATGGCATTCCTAATTCTTTAGTAGACTCAATTAAACCTAAAACAAAATCATCAAGCATACCATCATTATCAGTTTCACCCTGGCCTACTCTATTTAATACAGTTTGTAGTGGTCTCGTAATTGTATCGTATGCATTCATGTGAGAAAAATCTACGTATTTTAATTGACCAGTTTCTTCATCTCTAATAGGAATCAATGTAGAATTTTTAGACCAATCCGCAACATATCTTCTCATTGCATCCATTTCGTCTTCAGTAACATTGTATAAAGCTTTAGCTCCTTCTACTGCTGCATAGGGAACAGCTAATGTTGTAGCTGCCATACCTGCTAATCTTTTGTAACCAATACTAGCGAGTGGATTAATTGTACTACTGTCTGCAAGTGTTGCTGTATAACTAATTTCATCTAACGCACGCTTAACAATATTAGTACTTGTTCTCATAATTTCTGCGGGAAAAGATACAAAGTTACCTACTGGCATTTTTCTTAAACCTTTTACAAAATCTGATACATAAGAATAATTTGGTATATTATTTTTAACTATGTCCGCTGCTTGTTTTTCAAAATAATCAGTATCTAATTTTATTATTTTACCAGAAGCATCTTTAAATGAACTTCCTCTAGTTAATCCTTTAGCTGCAAAAGCATCTTCAAGTCTTTTAGATTCAGTAGCCCATGATGCAATTTTCCAAAAGTCATCTTCAGCTGTGTATAAATCTTGAGATGTTTTAAATCCTTTTTTAAATGGTTTTAATAATTTATCTAAACCATTATATGAATTCATAGTCTCACCGAACTTAACATCTTCTAATAGTTTAGTTAGATCTCCTACTTGTACCTGTGAATTTACAACACCAAGTCTTAAAAGTTTTTGATATAATTCATTCTGTTGTCTTGTACCTTTTAGTCCTGTTTGTAATGCACCATAAGCTTGTTTAATAGCTTCTTTGTTAGGTATAATACCGTTCGCGGTTGCAAATGCGCTAGCAGATAAAAAGTTTCTAACGTGAGTAATAGGTGATAAAATTGTTTTAGCTATTTGTGATGTAGCTTTAGGGTATAGAATAAAGTTTTCATACATCTTACCAACCATACCTTTAGCTCCTAAATCTTTAGAAGTAGTTTCAAGTGCATCTGCAATACCATTAATTGCGTATTTTTTGTCTACAGGATTAGTTAGACCTTGTGCTATTTGATCTGCTGCTCCTTCTATTTCACCTAGTCTTTTTAAATTAACACCACCAGCTGCTAATTTTTTACCTGGGTCCATACTAATTTCTCTAAAGTCATCACCAAAATATCTAATAGCTTCTTCTCTAGTATTAACTAACATAGGTCTAGTTCCTGTTGCAGTGCCATTAGCAAGTTTAGCTGCCTGTTCGTTAGATTCCATAACTAAATTATCTAAAAATTGATTACGCCTGGTAATCATAGACAGTTTATTAGTACCATTTAAAATTGTTTGTAATGCATTTTTATCTTTACCTAATATTTCTCCAAACAATTGTTTAAATTCTGGTTTAAGTTCTTGCATGTTAGCAACCTTATTAAAATTAGAAGCATCGTCCAACACTGTTTTTGCAACAAACTCTGGAAGATTAAAAGCTACATCTTGCCTATATTTATTAAATTGAAAACCAGCAGGAAGTCTTGCACTTTTATACACATCCGCTACTAAATTTTCTGCTTCAACAGATCCTAGTCCAGGTTTAGCCTCCATAAATACTTGTTTTAATTTATCTACTGCTGCAGTTGCAGGTTTGTAATTTAATGCGGGTATTAAAGAATCATTTTGAAATAATCTATAATTAGCACCAAGATAATCTTTCCATTTATCTTTCATTACGTCTTTAAATTTAGTTAAACTAGTGTCATCAAGTCTTTGTCCTAAACCAGAAAACAATGTACCCCATGTTCCTCTAATTCTAGTTAGCTCTTCAAACACTTCATCAACAGCTTCAGGAGCCATACCTTTAGTTAGTAATTTATTTCTTAATGGACTTGCAACTACATCATCCATCTTACCAAATATTACTTGACCTGTTTCATTTACAATAGGATTGCCAGACAATAATACATCACCCATTTCTTCAGTTAATTTTGTTCGAGTTACATCAGGCATTTGATCCCCAACTCTTTTTATTTTTGGAAAAATTTTATCCATTTGTTTTTGAATTGTAAAACCAACGTTTTCTGCAATGTTAACATCAGCAGCTCTTTCACCTAATGATGCAGTTTCTGCATCAAAAAATTCTTGTGTCTTACCAGCTCTAGCTCTAAACTTAGAACCAAACTTATCCAACATTCTATTAAATTTACTATTACTAAATCTTAATTCTTTACCTTCTGTTGCTAATCTTTTAGCACCTGTAAACAAACCACTTAAACCCGCAGTAAACAAAGCTCCTTCAGTTCCAAATTTTAATCTGTTTAATAATTCTGTTTGTGGATTATCTGATTCTCTATCTATTGCAGTAATACCTCCTACTAAATCTCCAAGAGTTCCTGCTTCTTCTACATCTGCTATAGCTATAGCATCAGCCACACCTGCTGCTCCTGCTTGTGCACCAAACTTTAAATACTTTCCACCTTTTTTAGCAGCTAAAGCTGTATCTGCTAATCTACCTGCTGTCTTTGCTGCTAGCCCTGCAGGCACTGCCAGGTTAACTAGTAACTCTGATATTCTTCCCGCCGTAGTTTGTTGTGCATATTCATCAAAAGGATTTATGTCTGCAAAAAAATCTTCTACTTCAGAAGCTGTGTCGGTCCCCGCTCCTAGATCAATTAATGTTGCACCAAGTGATACTATACCTTCAGGTATTTTAAAAAAACCCGAACCAATACCTGCCATAAATGTGCCGATGTTACTTGGACTGTCATCAATTAAATTTCCAAAAGTAGATTCTTCTTCAACACTTTTTTTATTATTAAGTAGGTCGTCGAAAGTTGCCATCTAACCTCCTATGCGTTTTTAATTGTTTCTTCGCTAACTTTTTTACCGTTTTCATCAATTACAATCATTGTAAATTTATCTGCTATGTAATATTTACCTGGAGATAAATTAGATGTGTCTGATTTTGAAGTTACTATAGTAACATCGGGTTGATTTTCTTTAATATATTCTGCATAACCATCAACTTTTCCTAGTGCTTTTACTTTATCTCCTAATGTTTCTGGTTTAATTCCTGCTACCATGTCAGCAATTTGTTGTGGTGTTCTACCAGCTGCTACCATTGCTTGTATTCTTCTTGACATGTCTGTAGACTTAGCTGCGTTAGCTGCTACTGCTTTTCTAATTGCAATATCTTCTTCTAATGCAAGTTTTCTAGAAGCTGTTTTAATATTTTGTATAGGATCTAATTCTTTATTTGCAGCGTTTAGTGCTGAAGCATATCCTTCACCTGCTAGTAATCTTGTACCGCCTTCAACCATTGCATCAAAAATAGAATCTTTTTTAATACCTGCACCTAAAATATCTTCATATTCTTTAGCTGCTTTTTCTAATCTTTCTTTTTTAGTTAAAGTTGGTTCTCCTTCACCATTAACAACAATTTCTTTATTAGGATTATCTTCTGCTGCTTCTAAAGCGGGATCTTTTTTATCTGTAATTTGTTTATTTATAATAGCATTAAGTTCACCATCTTCACTGTATCCTTGTTCATATACTTTTTTCATTTTTGACATGTAAGTAGGATCTAATACTTGTCTAATTCTACCTTCAATAGGACCATAACCTTCTTGTTCGTAAATTACTTTATCTACATCTTGTGGTCTTGTTACATATTCTCCAGCCAAACCATATGATATAGCAGGAAATCTTTTAATTAAGTTTGTTCCATATTTAGCAATTTTATCTCCTAGTGCAGGTAATTTTTTAAGACCTTGCATTATACCTGCTTCACTAAAAACTGGGCTTTTAAGTAAGTTAGCACCTTTTGTAGCCATACCACTCATTCTTCCTACGTTTTTATTTAAAATATTTCCACCTGTATTCATCACAGATTGTGTTGGCGCTCCACCGGCGCCACCTAAATTAACTAATGCTCTATTTGATAATGGATTTCCACCAACTCTTAAATTAACTCTACCACCGTCCGCGAGCCCCGACGCGATACCATTTCCATAACTGGAAACTTTTCCGCCACCTCTGAACATTGGTCGTCTTAATATTCTACTCATTAATTATCCTGTTAATTTTCCAAGTAAACCACCGATAGCGCCTGCTCCACCTATAAATTGTTGAAGTGGACTAACTGGTGCTACTGGTGCTGGTGTAGATGTTGTAGTTGTAATAGGCATTGTACCTGGAGTTAGTTGTGCTAACTGTTGTCCAATTAAACCTATTTGCGTAAATGGTGAGTACTGTTGTTCTCTAGCTGCCATTTGTGCTGCATCTAATTTAGCTTGTTCAAATCCTTGTTGTGATTGACCCATTTGTTGTTGGTAAGTACCAAGTCCTTGTTGTGCCGCAAGATCATCGGATCTAGCTGCTCTTGCTTGATCAAATCCTTGTGCTAATAATTGTGCTTGTAGTTGTGCTCTGTTTGCACCTTGGCCTCTTAATGCTTCTGCAGCCATTACACCCTCACGTCCACCACCATAAGCTCCTGATTGAATAGAAGCGTCTCTTAAACCTTGATTTTGTATAGCAGCATTTCTATCAAACTCTGCAAGGGATGCATCTATAACTTGTTGTTGATAGGGAGACATGTAAGAAGCAATAGAACCTTGACCGGTCCCCGCTCCTGTGCCCGTTAAACTTCCTAAACCGCCCGCGGCTGTAGCTGCTTGAGTCTGTAATTGATTTTGTGCTGCAATTTGTGGTGCATATTTAGATGGATCTAAACCTTGATAGTTTGCTAATTGACCTGCTAGACCTGCTCCTAATTTATCTACACTAGTAAGTAAAGCTGTTCTAGATCCTGTTAATTGTGGATCATAAAGTTGTCTTGTTTCTTCTACTTCAAAAGAAGGAATTTGTGTTGCTTCAACTATTCTACCTGAACCACCTAAATTTTTTAAAACTTGTGCTTCATCTTTATTAATATATGCAAGAAACTCACCTTTAGGTGCGTGTTCTTCAAGTAATTTTTTTGCTTCTGCTAATTGTTGTTTAGTAACCATTATGCTTTTGCTTCTAGGTTATTCATTAATTGATACATTCGTTGTGCTCCTTTATTGACACTACCACCACCTGCAGCTCTCACCGCATCGGCAGTCATTACAAATTCATTTTTACTTACTCTTGCTGGTACATCATCAGCTCGTTCTTTAGATCCCATAGGTATCATTCCGCCACCTCTGTAATCCATTTCCATACCTTGTGGTAGCACACTACCTCCATCAGCTAAATTTATTTGTCTAACAAATTCATTTGCTTCAGTTAACGCTCTAGAATCAGCGTTAGGTAAATCTCTTTCAGTATATTCTCTTAATAATTCAAGGTATTTTTTGTTAAGTAAAAATTGTTTTCCTTCATCCATATCAGCCATTTGCATAATACCTTCATTCATTTCATCACCGCCAACATTTTCTACTACTTCTGTCATTGACATAAAATCTGGCGCAGTAAAATCTCCACCACCCATTCTAAATCCTATTCTTCCACCATTAGCAAATTCTGGAACAGGTCTTCCTCTACCTGCGTCTCCATAAGCACTGGTAGTTGTATCTATAAACATCCCTGGCATAGATTCATAATCTGATTTTTTAATTCTTATTGGACCATCTTCACCCATAATTGTTATATACTCTTCATCAAAATCTGATTGGCTCGCATCCATTCCACCACCTTTTATCATACTCATAATACCTTCCATAATATCACCACCCATGGCATAACCCACTCTACCACCTCTAGCTAATTCATAACCTTGTAGTTCTAAAATTTCATCAATCTCTGCTTGAGTATATCCATAAGCACTCATAGAAGCTGTTACAGCATCAATATATTCTTGAGTTAATCCTCTTCTTCTCATTTCAGCTTCCACTGCTTCTCGTGCTTCATTTCTATCAAAATCTTTTTTCTGTTTTACACCTTCTCCATAAAGTACGTCACCAGTTCCTTGTGATATTGGAGCTGCTGCAGCTTTTCCTATTATTTCAAAATTTGCTGAAGTTGGATCTAAATCTAATGCACCACCTAAAGTATCTCTAGCAGTGCCTAGTTTATCTGCTAAGTTTGCGCTGCCTTCTAAACCAAAGTCAGCTAACTTTCTAAAAAATGTTCTGTCTTTCGGCATTTGATATTTAAAACCACCAATACCTTGTCCCGGCATACTTCCTCCTGGAATTTCTCCTCCTATTGCTGTACGTGAAGTCATATCTCTTAATCTTTGTGAAGCTGATTTAATACCTCTTGAAGCATCTCCTGGAGCAGTTAAAGCTCCCTGGCCTCCTGCTAATAATAAAGATAAAGCATTTAATTCTCCTTCATTACCTTCTTGTGCTAGTTGACCTACTGCGTTGGCCCCTGCACTTGCTAAACCTCTACCTACCATACCTGAAAAGATTCCTCCAGCTGGTAGTAAATAAGGCATGAACGCTGCTGCGTAAGGTAGTAAGGGTTTTAGTTCATTAGGAATTATTTTGTCTAAGCCTTTTGAAATAGGTTTTGTTATTTTCTTAATTACTTTTGACATTAATATCCTTTTTTACTTATTCTATAAAACTTAAAATTTTTATCTGATCTCATCCAATTAACTTTTTTAAAATTATGTCTTAACCAATGGGTTATTTTAGCACCATTAATTTTAGAAACAACATCTATCACCCATGCATTAGGTCCACTTTTCCAAGACTCGTTAGGAAAGTCTCCTGTTTTTTTAAACTCTTGTTCTGAGACATTATCTAGATATGCCCAATTTGCAAAAGATACCACTTTGTTGTTCTCCTTAATAATTTTATATTGATTCAACTTAATAGAAGGAAGTATGTGATAGTATAAGTCTTCTCGAGTATACTCTTTATTCCTATCAAACTCTTTATACAAGGATATGATTTGGTGCATATCTTGTAGTTGGCTCTTATTAAATATGAATTCCATAGCAAGGTGGCTACTCTTGTTTATAAGCCAATACTCTTAATTTACTAGGTTTTTAACCACTAGTCAATCTAGAATATATTAACGTCAGCACCCAAAGGTATACTTTCTACAGTAATTTTTACATCTCTTCGTATGTGTTCTGATTTAGTATTACTATTTGGATCCTGTACATCTGCTAACGCTTCTTCATCAGAGTTATACTCTGCTCCTGTTTGCGTGTTAGTTAATGTTACCTCACATTCAGGTGTAATTATTGGTGTTTTTTTACCATCAATTACTTCATACCTAACTGAAGCTTTTGTTTCTATAAATGACATTATCTGTCCTCCCTATTAATTTCTAATATAGATGATATTACAAACAGTTCATTAGCATCTCCTGCTTGAACTTTCAAGACTTCGCTTTCTTGCATAATTAAAGGTTCATCTAGTATCTGAACTGTTGCTAAAGCTGCAATAGGTTTTGTTTTAGCAATATTAAAAATTGCTCCTGCAGCATTTACTAAATTAATAGTAATATTAGTTCCACTGTTAGCATCTTCTGTTACTAGAATAGATTTTACAATTGCTCTAGAATTAGAAGGCACCGAATACAAAACTGTTAAGTCAGTTGTAGTTAAATCTACTTTTGCATTTTTATAAATATTTGCCATTAACCTAATCCATACCAAGTATATCGTTCTTGGTCTTCTTTTAATTGTGTTAAGTATGTAGAATTTAATTGTTCTATGACCGTAGCTATAGCTCTATTAATTTGTCTTTGATTATCTTCTGTGTATTCTCTTTTAGGTTCTGGTAATCTTACTACTATTTTTGTCATTATCTTTTTCCATCTGGTTGTAAATCTACTTGGAATGTACCAAATCTCCAAGACTCACCGGCTGCTGTATTTTCTATTTTTAAATTTGCATATCTTCCTCTAGCACGTGTGTCTATTTTTGTTGTAGAAGAATTAACTATAAAAGGACTTAAAGGTGAATTAGTTTCTTCACTTGCAGGATAATCTTTAATTCCAACTGTAACATTATTATTACCGTTTAACACTTTAAAGTTAGGTAAGAATCTTCTCATAGCTAGAAATACTTCACTCTGTCCTTGTTGTAAAGGAAAACTAAATGATTGAATAAAAGATGTTAAAGCTGTAGTAGTTCCATCTGGATTAATTTGATCGGTCCCCGTTTCGTGTTCAAAAAATACACTTTGACCTAATCCATCTTCACCAATAACAGTTGGAAAAGTACCGGTCTGGTCACTATTAAAAGCTGTAGCATAAGGTTTAGGATAAATTAAAGAATCAATCCAAGCAGTTCTTATAGAGTTTTCATTAACTCCTGTATACCAATTACCCATAGGAACTTGTTGTGATTCTCCATAATTATAAGTAACAGATCTATTATTAAAATCATTTGGTGCAGTTGGGTACCACCAAGTTACTTCTGTAAATAGATTATTAATACCTGCATTAATTTGTTGACCTTTAGTAGTTGCACAATCATCATAAACATAATCTTCTACACTACATGGTAATGAGTTTACAGTACCATCAAATGCAAAGAAACCATTATTAGACATCCAATATGCAACACCATCAATTTCAATAGCTGCATTCATTCCAATCAATCCGCAGTTAGTGCCAACTTGTTCAAAACCAAATGTAAAAGGTGCTCCTACAAATTTCATAGTGTATAGTGCATTATCAGTCCATACTAGAATATTTTCTTTTGCAACTAAAGCTCCCATAATTTTTGTACCATCTTGCAGTCTTTGCGAACCGGCTGAGTTAGTTGCCTCAATATCATATTCATTAATAGACTCTGCATCAGAAAACCTAATAAACATATCATCTTGTGTACTAGAATCGCCGATAGTTGTTTCTGTTCCAAAATGAATTAAGTGTCTTGTTGTTGGTGAAATTAAAGTTTGTCTTGTTGCAGTAGGGTTTCCAACTCCTGTTGCAATAGCTGTTTCAAATCCTGATGTTGTTGTAGATGCTCTTGTTGTTGCACCTATGGTTGTGGATAAAGTAGCTGTTGCAGAATTAAAAGTAAAAGTTTTTCCGTTAAAAACGGTTGCAACTAACACCTGACCAAAATTATTTAAAGACCATAACCCAGGTTCTAAAGTAACAGTTGATGCCTCTACTGCATCTCCCCAGCCTGTAAAATCTGTTGCATTAGTAATAGTTGCACCATTTGAATGAGCTTGACCATTTGATGTACCGGTTGTTGCAGTTCCAAGAGCTCCTCTAGTAATACCTGTTAAAGTATTAGTTCCTTTACCTGTATAGGTAATTAATTCATTACCTACTGCAATAGTTCCTGCTGTTGGAAAACCTGTGTTTGATGTAATATTAATAACAGTTCCTGATCCACCTGTACCTGCTGTATCAGCAAGTAATGCTCCATTTAAAGTATTAGTCAATGCACCTGCAACAGTCCCACCATATTGACCAATACCAAAACCATAACCATAAGATTGTGCAGGAGGACCTACCCTTTCATAAGGTTGAACAGTTAATGATCCACCAGTTGATATTACTGCAGTTGCTTGATTAGAAGAATTAATTGTAAATGTTGTAGGAGTAGGTACTGATAAGACTTGAAACAATTGATCTTCAAATTGTGTAGCATTTAATCCAGTTCCGCTAGGTAGTGTTACAGAATCTAATTGAACTATATCTCCTTCTAATAAATCATGATCTGATGTAGTTGTAATAGTACAAAGTTTTGTAGAGGTGCTATTTGTAGCTAATGTAGATGAGGTAAAAGTAGTTTGGACACCAGCATTATTACTTCTGTAAGGTGTTATATCAAAAAGTTGTCCTTCAAAATATATAAGTAAAAATTTGTCAGTTCCTATTGCTGTGTATCTGTTTCCTTCTAAGTCAACAAAAGAATGTAGTTTTCTAGCAACACCAACAATACTTTGATTAAGTAAAGATTGCCAACCACCTATTTTTTCTGGAAGACCATATCTAAATCTTACATTATCTGAATCTACCCAACGACCTGTAGCACCAACACTGGTGTCCTGCTTGTCAATTCCTGGAGCAAATTTAATTTCAGTAAGCATTTATTACCTCTACGCTGTATTGGTTTTATATGCCCAACCTCTTGTTGAATCTATATAGACTAAAGTTATTGCTTGACCATTAGTAGATAATGCTAAATTATTTGTACCAGAGTTAATAGGTTGACTATTTCTTTCAACAGTAACATTGTTAGAAGCAAAAGTTCCCCTTGCATCTATAATTACTACTTCATCACCTATTGCAGGAGATGCAGGTAAAGTAATTGTAACGGTTGTTTGAGTTGTATCTACTAAAAGTTGATCACCTGCAACTGCTGTATATGCAGTAATAGAAGATGATGTAATTGTAAAATATGATTGTTCAGTTATTGCTTTAGAAGTATCAGTTCCATCAGATTTAAGAAGCATAACAGCTCCTACAGGTACTGCAACAGGAGTTGATGATCCTGCTGTTTTAACACTTAAAGTATATTTATTTGCTGTAGTTCTATCAGTTGCATCTTCTATGATAAAAACTCTTTCAGAACCACTAGGCATGATTAAAGTTTGGTTACGAGCTAATGTACCTGTTAATTTAAAATATAAGT